ATCAAACAGAATACCTAGCCGCAATGAAAAAGAATGTAGAAGCCATCCTGCAACAGTTAAGAGAAGGAAATAGAACTTGGTGCACAGAAGCTATTCCACGTGTCTATACCGAAGGCCTAAAGAATGCAGATGCGATGTTAAAAGATGCAGGAGTGTCCATTACAGCCGGTTTCGGGGCTATCCACCAGCAGGCAGCTCAGGTTTTAGCCGAAAATGCTTATCAGAGGTTTGAGGACGTTGTGCAGGTGATAGGTAGGCAGGTGAACGATATATACCGGGAGCTGGCGTTGGAAAACGTAAGAGGAACAGTAGTAGGCTACGATACGTGGAAACAGACGGCCCGGAGGTTTAGGGAACAGTTAGCAGAGCGGGGCGTGACCGGGTTCAAGGACCGCTCCGGTCGGATGTGGAACATGCGGACCTATACGGAGATGGTTGCAAGGACAACTACCCAACAAGCACATATAGAAGGAACTCTTAACCGTTTGAGCGAACAAGATCATGATCTAATTATTGTAAGTAGGCATAAAGGAGCCTGCTCATTATGCGCTCCCTGGGAAGGGAAGATTCTTAGCATAAGTGGAAAGACCAAAGGTTATCCAACATTTGAGGAAGCCAAGGCATCCGGATTGATGCATTGTAACTGCCGCCACGCTGTATCACTTTACATCGACCTGGATAAAGAGATTAAAGAGCTGGAAGATATAGAAGTAACAGAGGAAAAAGACAAAGGACTCTTCCCGGATGAAATAGCAGGGGTGAAGCGAGGCAACGAAATGACGAGAGAAGAGGCAAATGGAGAGAAACCGAATCCGAATTTCAGACAAGGTAATGGGTATCAGACAAACTGTCAAAGTTGTGTAGTGGCTTATGAAGCAAGGCTAAGGGGTTACAATGTTCAAACTTTGCCATATGTGGAAGGCTCAGCAGCGGAGAAAATTTCAAGACAGACAAGCCGGGCTTGGATTGACCCCGCAACTGGTAAGCACCCCGAATATATGTATGACGATACTGCAACAACTGCTAAAAAGTTTTTAGCCTTTCTCGAGGATAACATAAAAAGCAAACAGCGATATACTCTTGAATTTACATGGAAAGGGAGGAGTGCTTCAGGGCATATTGTAAGCCTTGACAGGGATGAAAGCGGTAACCTGCGAATATATGATCCACAGAGCAGTGTTACGTACACAGGTGGTAACGTAGCTAAATATTTAGAACAAATAAAATACACCATGACTGTGTATGGACATAAAATGCCTGCAAGGCCTAAAGTGTTAAGAGTGGATGATAAGCAGTTTAATCTGGATGTTGTAAATGAAATATTGGAAGGGGCTCGACAATGAAAAGGAAGGACATAATACTATTTGCCAAGCAGCAAGGGTATGACAATGTCTTGTATGTTGGTAAGTGGAGAGGCTATGATGTTTATGAGCCAACATTTGAAGGCTCAGGGCCTCATTTTGTGGGTCCTCCGCTTGTAATCCTAGTAAGGGGTCGAAGTATCAGAATGTCAACGGTTGAGGAATCGTACGAACAGATTAACAGTTAGGCACACCTTCCACGGCAATGCCATAAGTGGTACAAAGGCAATAAAGCTAAACGATGTTAACAAGCGCCTCCGGGCGTTTTATTTTGCCCTTCTTTGGTATTGTCAGGGCATAAAGAGACAAGACCTGGACTGGTACTGACCAGTATAAAAAAGTAACAGGAAAGGAGATTTGATCATGGATTGGCTCAAGGAACTACTTAAGAAGGCCGGAATCGAAGAGGCGAAGCAGGACGGACTGATTGCTGACATCTGCAAGGAGCTGCCGAAATATTTTATCCCGAAGGATAAGTACAACGAAGTGGCAGAGGCAAAGAAAAAGCTGGAGACTGACATCCAGGAAAGGGACAAGCAGCTTGAGCAGCTGAAAGCCGCTGCAGGTTCAAACGAGGAGCTCAAGAAGCAGATTGAAACCCTGCAAGCCGAGAACAAGAAGGCAGCCGAAGAATGGCAGGCTAAAATGGCACAAATGCAGCTTGATTTTGCCATTGAAAAAGCCCTTGCCGCAGCTAAGGCCAAGAACGCCAAAGCCGTTAAAGCCTTGCTTGACATGGAGAAGGTGAAGCTGGATGGCGACCAACTGCTTGGCATAGATGAACAGCTGAAAGCACTTCAGCAGTCAGACCAGTACCTTTTCGGCGATTCCGGAAAAGTAGGGGGAGGCACCAACCCGCCAGGCGCGGGCGGCGCTGAAGTCAACCCCTGGAAGAAGGACACCTTCAACCTGACGCAACAGGCTAAGATTTTGAGAGAAAATCCTGCCTTAGCAGCACGTTTGAAAGCGGAGGCGGGTGTGAAGTAGTTTTAGGAGAGTGATGAAAAGTGACAACTCGTATCGCGGACGTAATTGTCCCTGAAGTATTTAATCCGTACGTGACTCAAAAAACCATGGAGCTGTCGGCTCTTGTTCAGAGCGGCATCATCCAGAACACCCCAGAGTTCGACACGCTCGCTTCGGCGGCTGCCAGGACGGCAAACATGCCGTTCTGGAACGACCTGACTGGTGCTGATGAACTGCTCGACGATCAGAACCCGCTGACTCCTGGGCGCATCCAGGCTTCCCAGGACGAGGCCGTAATCTTGCGGCGTGGCCGTGCCTGGGGAGCCAACGACCTAGCGGGCAACCTCGCGGGAGACGACCCGATGCGCGCCATCGGAGACCTTGTGGCGGCCTACTGGGCTCGCAGGCTGCAGGCTATCCTGCTTTCGGAACTCGGTGGAGTGTTCGGCGCTGCGACCATGGCTGGCAACGTGCTCGACATCACGGCTGCTGCGGGCAACGCGGCAACCATCTCGGCTTCGACATTTGTCGACGCGGCCCAGCGGCTCGGCGACGCCAAGGAAGCCATCACCGGCGTGCTCATGCACTCGGCCACCGAGGCGAGTCTAGCGAAGCAGGACCTGATCCAGACGGTCAAACCCTCCGAAGGCAGCGTCGAAGTCAAGACGTTCCTCGGTAAAAGGGTAATCGTCGATGACGGCTGCCCTGTTGACGCGGTCAACGCCAACTACACTACGTATCTGTTCGGCCCCGGCGCCATCGCGCTCGGAAATGGCAACCCTGTCTCGTTCGTACCTACCGAAGTCGCGCGAGACGCCCTGGCGGGTGAGGACTTCTTGGTCAATAGGAAGACCCTCATCCTCCATCCGCGTGGCGTTAGATGGACTCCCGCTGCGGGTGTGCCCGCGGGCGTGTCTCCCAGCAACGCTGAGCTGGCAGGCGCTCTGAACTGGACCCGGGTTTACGAGGCCAAGGCAATTCGGATGGTAGCGTTCATCCACAAACTCCAGAAGGACAAATGAATATAGGCAATCTTTTGGAGGGGCGGGCTTTGCGGCTCGCCCCTCTCATTTAAGGGGGTAGAGAAATGCCCAAGAAAGATATTACTGCCCATCAGCGCACCAGGCGCTGGCACGATGGGTTAGCGGCAATAAACGCGGCCACGGCCGCCAACAAGGTTCCCGGCGTTCTGGCCACGCATGGCAAGAAACTCGATCTCGACATGGCGGGCTACAATGGCCTGCGCAGCACTTCGGCGGTTGACGCCGCCCTTTTTACGATAATCGGCGCCGATGGTTTCGATGACCAGAAACTGCTGGCCTCGGTATTCGACCCGGCGGTGGCCCTGCGCGCCTCTATCGAAGCAGCCATTGATAAGGTGAACATCTCCGAGACTGCTGATATTCTCGGAGATGTGCTCGTAGACAATGCGCTACTCCTCACCTTGGACCTCGATGACTATAATCTGCTGAGCGAGGCGAACCAAGAATCCGTTCACGATACGGTATTCGCCGGGCTGCCTTACGACGATGAAACGAAGGTCAAGACCGCCTTCGACGCTGCCGTTGCTCCATTGTTTGAGGCCCAGGCCATCGCTGCCGTCAATGCCGCAACCGCTGAGACGATGGGGGCAACTATCACAACTTATGCCGCAGCGCTCGGTCTTGATCTGACCGACTACGCCG